ACAGTTGTAGATGATCTTAAACCTATATATTCACCTCCTGCTGCATCTTGAAATCTTAATTCAGATCTTGTTAAAAAATTAGCTGTGCTTGAAAATACTGCATTGGTTACAGTAGCGTTGACCGCTGTTAAACTTGTAACATTTGCAGTAGTTACGTTTGCAGTTGTAACATTTGCAGTTGTACCTGTTATAGTTCCTGAAACTGTTACGTTAGAAGCAAATACTGTTGAACCTGTAATATTTCCTGAAACTGTTACGTTAGCAGCAAATACAGTTGAGCCTGTAATATTTCCTGAAACTGAAACTGTTGTTCCAACATGATTAGCAGCATAAACTGTTCCTGATGCAGTTACGTTAGTAGCAAATACAGTTGAACCTGTAATGTTACCAGAAACAGTAACTGTTGTTCCAACATGATTAGCAGCATAAACTGTTCCTGAAGCAGAAACGTTTACTGCAGATACAGTTGTACCATCAAATGTAAAATTAGTTGAACCTGCAAAAGCTCCAGATAAATTATATTGAACGTTAGTAGAAGTTCCACCTGGTGAATTAACTTGATCTGTAAAAGCTGTGGCAACAGATGTTGTAGCTGCATCTACAAATAAATAATTTTTAGATCCTGTTCCAATAGATACCGTTGTAGAACCACCAGAAGAAATTGTAGCTGTTCCACCTGAATTGTTTACAATAATATAATCTTTATCAATATTTGGAACTGTAATTGTAATAGTTGTTGCAGATAATGATCCATTTAAAATAATAACTTTATTTCTACCTGCTTCGTCTGTGTATGTTGTTGAAGATGAATTTGTTGTAAATGCTAATGTTGTATTTCCAGTTACAGTGATTGTATAAACACCACTGATCGCAGCATCAATATCTTGTAGGTTAACGTTTGTGATTGCACCCCATGTTCCTGAGTTTTCACCTGTTGCCTGAAGATTTAAACCTAAATTACTAAACGTACTTGCCATATTAAATTCTCCTTATCATTTTTTTAAGGCTTTGTCATCATGGTAAATTAACCCATGTTTGACTACCTGATGCATTTATAGTGCTCCAAGTTTGTGTTGTAGTAGCATTTATAGTATTCCATACTTGAGTAGTTGTAGCATTTATAGTGCTCCAAGCTTGTCCAGTAGTTGGATCTATTGCAGACCAAGATTGACCTGTTACAGGGTTTATTATAACCCAGCCATATACAATAGGGCTTCCTGTTCCTATTGTCAATAAACTTCCGCTAGGTTGAATAATTTGTTGAGTTTGTATTACTACATCTCCAACACCTATATTTACTTGATTTCCTGTTACAGGAACTCCAATACCTATTCCAACAGTTCCAACATTTATGGATACTGAGTTTCCTGTAGTTGCAAGTATATTATTTGTTATTAAATTAGGGTTTCCAATTTCAGTAGAAAGTTGACTTCCTGTTACTTCATAATTAACTTTAGTAGATAAAGTAGGTGTTCCTATAGATAAAGTTACACTCGATCCTGTTGCTGTAACTCCTAAACCTAAACTAATTGTAGGTGTTCCTGAAGATACGGTTACACTTGATCCTGTTGTTGTTACATAAATTCCAGAAGAAGTTGTAACATCTCCTGTAGATAAATTAACTTGGTTACCAGTTACATCAACATAATTTTTACCAATAACATTTGCTGTACCAACAGATACAGTTACACTTGATCCTGTTGCTTCTACAACAGTTGGTAAAGCAATAATAACTGTTCCTGTTGCAACTTGAACAGAAGATCCTGTTGGAGTTATGACTTGATCTAATTTAAATGTAACTGTTCCAGTAGATGAGGTTAATTCATTACCAACAATTGATTCAGTAAATGAATTAGCTTTTATATTTGGATTTTGAACTAAAAATTCTAATAAATTAGTAGATACAGATATATTTTGTTGTGTAGATACCGTTGCATCATTAATTGTTAAAGTTAATTGTTCACCTGTTAAAGTAGCAACTGCTTTACCTGCAATTTGTACTGTTCCTGTAGATATACCAAGTTCTGCTGAAGATAAAACTACGTTAGCTTTAGCTACAATTGCTACATCTCCAGTAGCTATAGTATCTTGATTACCCGTTACAAGTATATTTTGATTAGTTACAAAATCTAAAGTTCCAGTAGCTAAAGAAAGAGCATTACCAGAAACAGTAATAGTATTATTAGTAATTAAACTTAAATTTCCAGTTTGAACTGTAACTGAACTTCCTGTAACTGCAACATTTGCTGATGCAACAACAACTACGGGAGCAACTAAACCTCCCCAAGTATCAATACCCCAAGCATCATAACCCCAAGGTTGAGTTTCAGGAGCATTTATATTTAATTGTAAATTTGGATCAGGTGTAATAGCACTGTAAGGACCAGTACCAAATGTAGATGCACCCCAAGTTGGTTGAAAAGTTCCACCAACACAAACAGTTACATCAGTAGCTATACCGCCCCAATTAACTGAACCCCAAGATGAATAACCCCAGTAGGTATTTGTAGCCATAATTTTTTATGGCAAAATTACTAAGAGATTCTTAGAACTGCGCTTGTTGAGTTAGCTGCTGGAAACTGAATAGTAAAGTCGCCGTTAGTTGAAGTTTTGCTTCCACCAAAATCTAAAATAACAACTGCGGCTTTAGATTGAGTTGTATTATAGATCAAGCAGCAAGAAGCTGTAATTGTAGCTGTTGAAAAAGTTGCATCTGCAAAATCTACAAATGCAATATTTTGTGCAACAGTTGATCCTAAATTTGTTAAAGATGTTCCACCGGCTGTGTAACCAGTTCCTGATGTTTCATTTGTTGTAATGTAATTTGTAGTTCCTGTAGAAAATCCTGACACAGTTGTGTACAAAGATAAATAAAAAGTATTTCCACTTGTAGATGAGAAATTATGTGTTCCTAAAAACAACTGATTTTTAAAACTATCCGGTACTATATTTGCCATGTTAACTCCTTATTAACCTTGTTGTTGTCCTTGAGGAAGAATACGAACTTCACCATCAAGGTACTCGTCTCTTCTTCTTCTACCAATTTGCTCAACACCAAAGGATTGTTTAGCCTGTTGATATGATTGTTCATATTGAGCTATCATATTATCAGGCCCTTTGATATATTTATATGTTTCTACCAGAGATCCATATAAAAGTAAATCCTGAGCGTATACAGATACATAACTTGTACTTGTAGTACTAGATGTAATAGTAGCAGGTTGTTTATAATATGCAATATTAATTGTATAAGTAGCATCTGGGGTAGGGGCTACAAACCAAGTAGTTTCGTTCCAAGTGGCATAATACTTAGGTTCTGCCCAATAAGTACTAGAATTAGGAGTTGGACTATATTCAGCTAAATAAGAGCTATCTTTTTCTAATAAATTAGAAACAGTTCCACTTCCATTAATCATTTCTACATATCTTATATTTCTAAGTCCTGATGGAACAGAAATAGTAGAAGTTCCTGAAATAGTTACTGCTGAAGCATATAGCTTATAAGCATCAATATTAATTTCTCTGTAAATTCTATTTTCAGTATTTTGAACAATAATAGCAACGGTAGAATCTGATAATCCATTATCAGATAATTCTGCATAGTTTCTAATTTGATCTCTAAGTTCTCCGTAATTCATATTATATAGTCTGTGCTGTTACAGATCCTCCTCCAATAACACCGTCAATTATAGCAGTTCCTGAATAAGCATTAAAGCTATAATTATTAGAATTAATAACTGTAATACTATAACCTGTTGTAGTTGCAAGGACTGCAGTAACAAATCCTGAACTAGAATTAAAATTATTTAAAGCATTTACATTAGAAAATACAACCGTATTTCCTGTTGCTCTTCCATGATTTGGTTGATTAACCTTAATTGTAGAACTTCCAATAGAAATTACAAAAGGGTTTTCTGGTAAAGCAACTGCTGCTGGACCAATACTTACATTAGTTCCTCCAAAAAATCCTGTAGCATTTGCAGTGCTTGGCATATTAAAACTATAATTGTTTGTACTAATAGATGTAATTGTAAAACCTTTTGTTGTAGTTAAAGCTGGAATAGTAAATCCATTAGCTGGTAATACATTTGTAAATACAACAGTGCTTCCTAATTTAGTTCCATGTCCTGGATCAGTAACAACAATTGTTGAGCTGCCCGCTTCTGAATACAAAGGATTAGTTCCTAATATTACAACAACTGCTGGTTCAACTCTGTCCGGTCTTGCATTTTGTAAACCTTGTGGATCGTTTCCAGGTACTTTAGGTTCTAATTGAGGATGTTTAGGCTCGTATTCAGAAACGTGCACGAAGGATCCGTTCCATTCAGTAACCATTTCAATGTATTTAAATCTTTGTCCTGATCTATCTGATACAGCCCAGGATTTCTTACCCGTTGAATACGTTGTCATTATAGACCATCCCCAAAGTAAGTTTTAGGAGAAATGAATAAAGAAGTTCTTTGTCCATCTTCAACTAAAGCTCTTTGTAAATCATCTTCATAGAATAATCTTAATTCTTGAGTTCTTTGTGGTGCATGTTTAATACTTAAATAATAAGCCATACCAGAAGTTAAAGCTGGTAAAAATCTGTAAACAACATCTGGTGTATTTGTATAAGCACCAGCATCTTCAATTTTAGCTAAATAATAAAATCTAATTTGATAATCACTTGGATTAGCTGCATTTGAATAATTTGATCCAGCTGTTAAATATAAAAATATACTTGGGCTGTATGTTCTTTGAACATAGTATTGAGAAGGTGTTCCTTGTGATAATTTATTAGGTAAAGCCGCGTATGCAGATCTATCTATTTTAGTAAGCGAGATATCTACGGGAGAAGCGGGTACTGTGTTATTTCTAACATAAGCTTCTAGTACATCATTAATATCATTAGGATAATTAGAAGTGTCAGAAGCATAATTATATTCTGCTTGTCCTAAAACTAATGGAACTGTTGCAAGTTTTACTTTCCATAAATGAACTCCTCGGTTGTCCCATTCTGATAGTAATAAATTTAATGATCTTCTTGCTGATCTTAAATGATATCCACTTCTACTTCCATCAATACCTATACGTTCATAAGCTTCTTGAAAAAGCTCATCTATATCCAGATTGAATGAAGTAGTTCCGGATGTTGTCATTGTACCTCTACTTGTCTATAAATACAGTCAGAGTCATTCCAGACATTGAAGTTGCACCAATACCATTTTCGTATAGCACACCATCTTCTGGTAAATATATAGTTTCAGTTCCGCTAGCTCCAACAATAACTGGAATAT